CCTTGGTCGCTCTGCTTCCCCCAAAGAAGCCGCCGACTTTGCCAAGAAATATCAGGAACTTGTTCTCTCCTATGGCTCTTCCAAAGATTTGGCTAAGGCTTCACAGTCGTTCCAAGCCCCAAGTAGCCCTATTCAGTTCCAGCAAAGCGGTCAAGCCCCTCAATCGAGTGCGCCTATTCCAAGTATGACTTCTGGCGTTAATGCCGTCACAGCCCCTCCTACGGCTTCTGTTGCGGCTTCTAACTACGCCGCCCAGACCAACCCAACCGAAGCATCGGCTCAAGCCGCTTCAGATGGCCTTAACCAGTTCATGTCCATGTTGAAGGGCGCATAAATGGCAACCCGTATTAACTCACCAAAACCTAAAGTCCCTACGGGTACTGGCACAATTTCGGCTAAAACTATCGCCGGCGTTGTCCCTCAAATCAATTTTGACCAAGCAACGCAAGATTTCCTTAATCAAAACTTTGGCTCAATTGCGGCTTGGTATAACAACCCAAGTATCGGACCCGTTCTCAAAGCAGCCTTGGTTGCTGGCAAAGGTGGAACCGCCCTTCAAGGTGAGGCTTACGCTGACTTTATCCGTACCCATGCGGTAGATGCCAACGGCAATGTTATCCAAGACCCTAAAAACTCTTGGTGGAACAACAACGCTAAAACAATCCGCGATGCTCAAGCCCAAAAAATTACAGACCCAGCTACTTACAATGCTGGAGTCAATGGAGTTCTTACTTCTTCGGTTAATCCCGTAGCCACAGAACTTGGAATCCAACTTAGCCCAGATGCTCTTAATTCTGTTGCCGAACAAGCCTACATAAATGGCTGGACTTCAACTGACCAGATTAAAGCCGCGCTGGTTAGCCAATATCATTACAATCCACTTGCTACTGCTACCCAAGGCGGAACTCTTGGCAAGACTATTGCCGACCTTTCCGCCATTGCTAGTAACTATGGAATCCCACTTCCTAAAGACCCAACGCAAATTGAAAGTTTCATTAAGCAAATTGTTGCCCCTGGAAATCAGAATCCAGCTCTCGGTGGCAATGCTGAAGAAATCTTTACTGAATACGCCAAAAACCAAGCGAAGGCTTTGTATCCTTGGATGTCAAGTGCCATTGATAACGGCATCAGCGTTAAGTCCTATCTCACACCTTATCAAACGCAGATTGCCAACACCCTTGATATTTCCCCAGATTCGATTAACTGGCAAGACCCTAAGTGGCAAGGTTTAATCAATATTCCAGACCCAACCAAGCCCGGTCAAACCACCCAAGCCAACATGACTCAAGTAATGAAAACCATTAAGACAGACCCTCAATACGGGTGGAATTACACCAACGCGGCTAAAACACAAGCCTCAGACTTTGCAAGCCAACTTAAGACTATGTTCGGATTACAGGGGTAAATCATGGGAACTCAGAAAACCAATAACGCAACCCCGCCAGACCCATCTCAGGTAACTTTCAATCCAGCCGCATTGCCACCAAAACTATCTCCAGGTGTGCAATATGTAGGTTCTCAACTTCAATATGTTTCTCCTACTGGTCAAATACTTCCCGTATCGGCTGCCCCAACTACGCCTACTGGTTCTGGAACAACACCAACGCCACCAGTTAATCCACCAACGCCACCAGTTAATCCACCAACGCCACCAGTTAATCCACCAACGCCACCAGTAACTCCCGTAACTCCTTTGGCTAAGGGAACAGTTGTCGGAACTCCCCAAGTTATTAAAAATGCAGATGGAACTATCACCACAGTTACCACAGTTGCAGATGGCAATGGTGGATTTACAAGTTCGCAAACAACTTCTGGAACACCAACAACAACTCCTTCAGCAAGTGATGAATCTGCGCTTGGCGCAATTACAGATATCCTCGATCAAGCAGGTCTTTCTTCTGTAGCAACAACAGCATGGGATCAATTGAACAAAGGTGTCCCTGCCTCTCAAATCATTTCAGATATTCGATCAGGAAATCCGATTTACGGAAACGCTTATGCTCAACGCTTTCCTGGCATGGCGGCTCTTGCGGCTAAAGGTCAAGCAATCAATGAAGGTACATATATCAGTCTTGAAAAAAGTTACACAGAGGTATTGAAATCTGCTGGTATCCCTAGCGGAACTTTTGATACAACCGCCTATATGGGAAATTTGATTGCTAATAACATCAACCCAACAGACCTTCAATCCCGTGTAACGGCAGCCCAAAATAGCGTTCTCTCTCTTGACCCAAATATCCGTCAATACGCTTTGGATACCTACGGACTTGATTCAGGTCATCTTGCGGCATGGGCATTAGACCCAAGCCAAGCCTTGCCAAAAATCCAACAACAGGCTCAAGCCATGCAAATCGGTGGCGCGGCTCTCCAGCAAGGATTTAAGGGTGCAGGAGCCAACGGGGAACTTACTACTGCCCAAGCTGAAGCACTTGCTAACCAAGGTATTAGCCAATCTCAGGCGCAAGCAGGGTTTAGCAACTTGGCTCAAGAAACCCAATTTGAAACCCAGTTACCTGGAGATGTGGCAACCGCCCTTAACAACCAACAACTTATTAACAGTCAATTCAAGTCCAACGGTTCAGATGTTCTTGCTTTCCAGCACCTTCAACAACAGAAGGTTAATGAGTTCAACCAAGGCGGAGCAATCGCGGCTGATTCAAGCGGAATTAAGGGAATTGGCGCAAGCAATCTAACTGCTTAGGTTTAGACAAAAGAACGCGTTATGTGTATTCTTTAATTGCGCTCCTGAAAAGTTCTAAGTCTATTCCTCGTCTAGTTAGAGCCACCAAGAGGAATCGCGGCTCCGTTCGCCGCTATAACAATGAATGAGGCAATGAGGGCTTGCCCCGCGTATTGGTTAAGCGGTGTCAGGTTCGGTTACGACCACCTTAAACACTAACCCTGCCTAAGTGCTTTCCTAGTAACTTAGCGATACAGAATTGGAAAACAATCATGTCAAATGAAAATGACGATTTCGAAAATGAAGAATTAGAACTAGAACAAAATAACGAACAAAGTGGAGATACTGCTCTACTGCGTGACTTGAGAAAGCAAGCCAAAGATGGCAAGCAAGCCAAGCGTGAGGTTGAATTAGCCAAGCAAGAGGCAGATGCGGCTAGGCGTGAACTTGCTCTATTGAAGTCAGGCATTGACATCAACTCTCCAACTGGAAAGTTATTTGCTAAGTCCTATGAAGGTGAATTGACGGCAGAAGCAATCAAGGCAGAAGCGGAACAGTATGGCTTAATCGCCACTTCTGAAACCCAATCTGTTAAAGAGGAATTAAGCGCAATTGATCGCGTATCAAATGCCTCCGCTGGTTCTCAGGCTTTCATTGCACCTTCAGCACTTGATGATATTCGCAATGCGGATTCACCAGAGGCAGTTCTGGCTATTGTTTCAAAACTCGGTATCCCAATTTCAAATGAGCAACCTCAATCTGGATTCATCCGAATCTAGTCCTCATTTCCGAAAGAAGGCGAATAAATGGCTTTAACCCAAGTTTCTTCGCTTGATCTCTCGAAGGCCGCGTATGAGCAAATTGCTTACTATGCCCTTCGCCCAGAGCTTTATTACGATGCTCTTGTAGAGGTTAAGTCCACAGATGCTACCAATCGCGGTGTATCTGTAACATTCACAATCGCTTCTGACCTTGCTGAAGCATCAACAGCACTTACAGAAACTTCAGACATCACTCCAGTAGCGATGGCTGACTCATACATCACCGTTACTCCTCTTGAATACGGTAATGCAATCCAACTTACTGCCAAGCTCGGTGCTACCGCGTTTATGGAAGTAAACCCAATCGCCGCACAGGTTGTTGGTTGGAACGCTGGTATCTCAACAGACGGCATCGCTCGTACTGCTGCTGGTACAGGTACTCAGGTTGCCTACTCAGGCGCAGTTGCAGGTCGTACATCTCTTGCTAAGACAAATACTCTTGTAGGTTCAGATGTCCGTAATGCAGTTGCTAAGTTGCGTAAGCAGAATGTCGCAACATTCAACGGCATGTATAAGGGTCTTATCCACCCAGATGTTTCCTACGATTTTCGTGGCGCAACAGGTGGAACTAACTGGTCTGACCCACATGTTTATTCCGACCCATCAGGTATCTACAATGGCGTAATTGGTAACTTCCAGGGCGTACAGTTCATGGAAACACCACGCGCACCATTCTTCTCTGACGGTGGAACAAACTCATACACAATCTCAACGATTGCTGTTACTTCAAATGTGGCTACAATCACCACATCTGGTGCACACGGTCTTGCAGTTGGTGACACTTTGACAATCTCAGGTGCTACCGCTACATCTGGTACTGGTTCAACTTCACAACTTGGCTTCAACGCTCAGTTCACAGTTGTAACAGTTCCAACAACCACAACTTTGACAGTTTCGGTTCTTGGATTGTCAAATGTGAACGCTGGTACTTCATTGACACTCGTTGTAAATGCAGTAGATGTGTACGGA